AACTCACGCGAGCTCACTTGGCACAAGGTCTCCTTTGCAACCGCCGAAGTCGGCGAGACGGAAGGCATCGTCACGGTGTCAGTCGAATGCCTGCCGATGTGGGACGCCACCAACGGCATCGTCTCGGCCGTGGCCAAGTGTGGCGTGGACGGGATCTGTCAGTAGAGAGGACTTCCATGTTTGACGCAAAACAACCTATCACCATCCATCTCCGCACGCCCGAGGGCGTAAAGCCGATTCGCGTGCGCTTCCCCACCGACGACGAGTGGACCGACCGCCAAAAGAAGCGGAAAGTCATCGTGAAGCAACTGGGGCGCGGCGTCTCGGAGACGACCATCCCTGACTCGGCAGAAGCCGACGCGGCGTTGCTCGCGAAGATCCGGTTGCCAGAGGAGAACGCGCCCGATGTGGATGCCTTTGAAGCCAGCCGCATCATCGAGCAGTTGAGCCAGGCCGATGTCGACGACGTCGCGCCAACCGGCGACGGCTTCCGGGTGACGATGCGCGTCCTCGGGGGCGCCGTGAGCCATGCGCTGCGCATGCCGTCGGCCAAAGACGTCTTCGAATACCGGCGCGGTTTCGCGCGGGTGCTCGATCTGCCATACAACCGGCAGGAGTTGATCATTAACCTGGCCCCGGCGGCGGCGCTCTACAAGAAGCTGGTGGAATCGACCGAAGGCTATGCGGGCGACGTGCCCGTGATCCACCAGGCCGTGGCGGTGAAAGCCGCCATCGACGCTCTGGATGGCGCATTTGAGGAATCTTCGGACCCAAACTGAGCGCTGGGGAGTGGCCCGAAAAACCCTCCCTGCGATTCTTGATTCATTGGGCGCTGCGCCGCGAGGAACTCTGCGATCCCGGCCTCTGCCCCGACGCTCCCGACGACGGCAGCCGCTGTGACCACTGTCCACTCGACAAGCTGGATGCAGCTCAATCCTCCGAGGCGGGCATACTGATGCGCCGTGCGATCGATCTCAAGGCCGCACTGAAGATGGGCGTCCAAATCGGCCTGGACGAGATCCGGGCGGATGAGTACCGGGCCCTCATCCTGCTCGAAGACGAACGCGACGCCTTGGATCGCGAGCAGTTGAACCAGCATGGCCGACAATAAGCTAGAACTCGTTGTGGAAGTGGACGCGAACCGGGCCAATGCGTCCATCAAGAGCGTCAATGCGAGCCTGTCGAGCATGGAGGCGTCGGCGGTGAGAACCGCTCGGGGCGCGGCGCAGGGCATCGACGGCATGACGGCGGCCATGGTGAAGGGTGCCACGGCGGGTAACCTCCTGGCCGACGCCATCAAGAGCGCGCTCGCCTGGGCGAAGGATTTTACCGTCGGTTCGGTCATGATGGCCGCCGGGAACGCAAAGGCTGAAGCCTCGCTGAAGGCGCTGGCCAATGCCCACGGCGTGGGAGCGGCTGCGGCGGTCAGGCAGGTCTCGGCGATCGAAGAGATCGGCTTCGAGTATACCGAGGCGGCCCACGCGGTTCAGCGGCTGATCGTGGCCGATCTGGAACTCTCGAAGGCGCAAGGCATGGCCAAGCTCGCCAAGGACGCCGCCGCGGTCCAGAACATCACGGCCGGCGAGGCCCTCGAGTCGATCGTGATGGCCATCGAATCGGGCGCCTCGCGCGGTCTCCGCACCCTGGGCCTGTTCGTCGACTTCCAGAAAGAGACGCAGATCGCACAGCTTCAACTCGGGCGCGCGCTGACTGAGACTGAGGAGAAGCAGATCCGCTACAACGCCGTCATGCGCGAAGGCGCGAAGATCCAGGGCGCGCATGCGGCGGCCTCGCAGACCGTCGAAGGCCAACTGGGTGCGCTGCGCCGCGAGTTCAACAACCTGCGTGAGGACATCGGCGCAAAGTTCCAGGATGACTTCAAGGCTCTGATCGGCAACCTGCGCGGCTTGGTTGGCTGGCTGCGCGAGAACACCGATCTGCTCCAGAAGTTCGGCGAGGTGGCGCTGTGGGTTTCCGGAGCCTTGGCCACCTACGCCTTGGCCGATAAGATCATGGCGCTCGCGAAGTCGATTGCCGCGCTGCAACTCGCAAACATCAACCCTTATGCGCTGCTTGCGGTCGGTATCGTCGGCGCTGGCTTTGCCATCTACTCGCAGTGGAAGGACACCCAGGATCAACTTCAGGCCCGCTTCGACGAGATGCAGAGGAAGGCGCTGCGGGACGACCTGCTGAGCGGCAAGACGAGTGTTAACGCCCTCCGCAAGCAAGGGATGACCGATGACCAGATCCGCGAACTCGTGATGGGCAAGCAATGGCTCCCCGGCGGGCAGGCGTTCGAATATGAAGGGCCGAAGCTGACCATTCACAACCCCCAGGAACCCGACCTCGAAGCCCTGAAACGGGCGGCCGAGATCCGGAAGCGCCAGTTGGAGGTGGAGCGCGAGAGCGCACGGGCGCTCGAAGAAGCGCGTCGGCGCGGGCTCACCGGCTTTGCCCGTGACATGGCCGAGGTCCAGGAGCAGATCCGCAAGTGGACCACCTTCGTCGATGATCGGGGCAACGAGCAGCGGATCACCCTGACGCAGAAGGCTTGGGAGAACGTCATCGGCGAACTGCGAGAGCGGCTCGCCAACTGGCAGAAAGAGGTGCAGGAGACCAACCGCAAGAACCTCGCCGAATATCTGACCGCGGAAGAGGAAGCCGCGCGGCGGCGGATGGAACTCGACGCGCAGGTCTTCGCTCAACGGCTGGCCTACAACGAGGAGATCTCGAAGCGGAACCTCGACCACCTCGAGCAGGTGCTTGGGATCGAGGAGCAGCGCGCCGGGATCGCGCGGGACGCCCAACTGCGGGCGCTCGATGCCACCAACGCCCAGACCCTCGAGCAGAAACTGGCCGTCGAGCAGCGCAAGGCGGCCATCGAGATCGACTACCTCACGCGGGTCCACGAGATCCGCATGCGGCTGTTCGACCTCGAAACCTCTCGGATGGTCATCGAGGAAGAGGCGAACTTGAAGCGGCTGGGCTACCGGGCCGAGGAAATCCAGGCGCGTATTGCCGAGCTCACCGCGCAGCGGGACGAGATCCGGCGGTTCCAGCAGGAAGCTGCTGACGCCGCCATTCAGGGCGCACGCGAGACGGCGGCAATCCGCCAAGCGCAGATCGTCCGCGACCAGAACCAGCGCATCTTCGACTCCTTCAAACGCCAGGCCGACGGTATCTTCGACGCCCTGCTCACCAAGTCGCAATCCATCTGGTCGGCGATTGGAAATTCGCTCAAGACCGCGCTGCTCACCGCAATCAAAGATGTCGTTACCAGCCGCGTGGCCGCGATGCTGATGCAGTTGTTTACAGGTACGCGGGTCTCGCTGGCTGGTGGCACTTCTTCCGGCGGCACGCTCGGCAGGCTCGGCGGACTGCTCGGCGTCGGCGCGGTGCCGGTCTTCGGACAGGGGGGCGGCGGTGGCCCAATCCCCGGCGGCGCGGCCCGAGGCTTAGGCACGCCGCCGTTTGTCCCTTCGAGTGCTGGTGGCGGCTGGGGCGGACTGCTTGGCGGATGGAAAGACTTTTTCGGTTTCGGCGGCGGCGTCCAGTACGCGCCGGGCAAGGCCGTGACCTGGGAAGCCGCGACGATGGGCCAGAAGCTCTCGGCCCTCGGGCGGTCGAATGCCGCGCTGCTTGGTGGCGCAACGCTCGCGATGATGGGCCTCCAGCGCGGCGGCGTCTCAGGTCTCGCGATGACCACGGCCGGCGGCGCGATGATCGGCTTCAAATATGGCGGTCCCGTCGGCGCGGCCATAGGCGCCGGAATTGGGGCCGTGGCTGGCCTGGTGCGGCTTTTCGTGAAGGGCGCGCAGGAAAAGGCCCGCGAGAAAATCAAAGCGACCTACGGCGTCGACATCCGCGAGAAGAACATTCTCGCCGAGATCGTGAACATCGCCAAACAAGGCTTCGGTGGCAACCTCGACATGGCCATCCGGAGCCAGCAGATCCGCGACCTGGTCGAACTCTACGCGCTGTCCACAGGCCAGAGCACCTCCGGGCTTCCGGCCACTGTGCGTCCCGTCTCGCTGCTCCAGCAGGGCGGAAGCCTGTTCCAATCGAGCGCCAGCGGTCTGGCCCTCGACCGCATCGGAAGTGGAACGCCTTCGTCCGCTGCGCCCACGGTGATCAACATCACCGTGCCCGGCGCGAAGGAGTTCTTCGAGAAGGAAACGGTACGTGTGGTGGTCGAGAATCCGCGCGCCGTGCAGTCCGCAGCCATGGCAGCGACCAAGCAGAACGCCGGCCGCCGCGAGATGACCGGCCTGCAACTCAACCCCGGATTGATTGTGTCATGACCCGACAAGAACTCATTGAGAATATTGCCCAGGCCATCGCGGAGATGGAGGGATTCTATCGCTCGGCCGCGCAGCCAACCCTTGCTCAGCGCAACGCGAACCCAGGCAACATCCGGCAGTGGCGGGACAGTCGCGGCAGGCCGTACCCGACCTCGAAGGGCTACGTCGACTTCGTCGCCTGGGCGTCGGAGCGCTTTCCCGGCGCCTCGCGCGAAGAGATGAGCCAACGTGCCATCGAGGAGGGCTGGCGCATTCTGCGCGTACTGATTGGGCAGTATCTGGATGGCCGCTACACGCAGGGAAAACCGCCGACGGCTGAAGAGATGTTTCGCGTTTACGCACCATCTGGCGACGGCAATCATCCGGCCAACTATGCCCGCTTCGTGGCTCGCAAGATCGGCGCGCGGCCGGACCAGAGACTCCTCGACCTGGTGACAGCCTGATGCCCGGCTCGGTCCAGAATGCGGCGCCGCTGACGGTGCTGCCGGCGAGCCTGTCGCGAGCGTTCGTGCACGAGCGCGAGTATCCGGTTCTCGACAACGAATACAGCAACGGCGAATCGCAGCGATCGGTTCAGGCAACCAACAGCCGAAAGCGCTGGCGGCTGGCGAAACGGCTCGCGCCCGCGCAGCTCGTGACGCTCCGCGATTTTTACGAGGCCCGCAAGGGCCCCACCGAGCCGTTCTACTTCTATGACCCCTATGAGACCAGCCCGAAGTTCTCACACGACCCGACAGGGCAGGCTGTCGCGGGCCGTTACACCGTTCGCTTTGCCGGTGCGTGGGAACAGAGCGCCTCACTCTCGCGCATCGATCTCTCGCTGGAGTTGATCGAGCTTGCCTGACTTCCTCGGTAACGTCCCGGTCCCCGAGATCACGCCGAGCGGGGTGTTTCCTCTCACGCCCGATTTCCCGCTTGAGGTGCGCCGCGACCATGAGGTCGCCGTGCACCAGTTTGGCAGCGGCAACTCAAAAATCGAACAGCGCTTCCTGCTCGGCACGGGCGCGCGGCGGTTCACGATTCGCAAGCAGTGGCTCCGCGACGCCGAGCGCATCGCCCTGCGCAACTTCTGGGAGACGAAGTACGGCCCCTACGGCGCGTTCACTTACATCGTGCCGAATGACAACGGCGTTGGGACCACGCCCGTCGTCTGCCGCTTCGCCAACGAGCCGCTCTCCTGGGAGATGGTCGCCGACTGGGCCTGCTCTCTCGGCGTGACGCTCATTGAAATCCCGCAGGCGACGCCGTCCTACCCGCTCAACCAGACCGTCAATCGCTTCCCGCCCGCCGCACTCCAGACCGCGTTGCTCTCCCAGGTCCAGGAGATCATCCCGCTCGTTCGTATTCAACCTCTTCAGCCTGGATATTCCGCCATCCATCTCAGTGATCGCCGGTGTACGATCGACGTCCAGCTTTACCAGGCGCGGCTCCTGGAGTTCGACGGCATCTCGCAGTCGATCGGCAACGAATCTGACGAGGCTCAGTTCACCTTCGGCAATGCAGACCGCGTGATGCGCGATCTGGCCAACGACGTCGATCTCTTCCGCGCCGAGATCGCCTTCAGCCTGTTTCACGTTGGCGCCGGCATCAAGGTCGATCTCTGGAAGGGAAACATCGTCAACTGGTCCTGCGACTCGGGCGCTGAGTTCCGCGTCACGGCCGCCGACGGCTTGTACGAACTGAATCTGCCTTATCCGACGCGCAAGATCTCCCGCACCTGCTGGAAGTCCTTCAACTCCGCGGCATGTCCATTCGGCTCGCAAGGCGCGCTCGATCTGGTTCGCTTCCCCGAGGCTGACCCCGGCCGTTGCGACAAGGGCTTCGACACGCCCAACGGTTGCCGGGCGCATGGCATGAACGACTACTACGGCGGCGTCATGGCCAAGCCTCAGGGAGTGCGCATCAAGGACAACTCGACCGGCGTCTGGGGGTTCGGCCGCTCGACGCTGACCTCCGTCTCGCTCGTGGCCGACTCGATCTACGACCAGGTCCTGCCCGAGATCTACACCGATTCGGCCATGCCGGTGAACGCCAAGATCGCCTCGGGCCGCGACGAGAGCGATTTCTACTCGGCTTTGGGCATCGTGGGCGAAGGCCCGCTGGGCGCCTACGGCGCGGGTCACAAGCTCGACGGGCAGTACCACCACGGCTATCCGGGTTCGCTCGGGCTGATGACGAGCTTGGGGGCCGATCCGAATCCAGTGACCTTCGGCATGGACACGGACGCGGGTCCTGAGCGCGCGGCCGGCACGGCCTTCGTCATGCTTCGGCGCTCGGACGCCAAGGGCTTGCAGCTTTCGCGCCTGAGCGAGCACACCATGGAGGTGGTCGTCGCGCAGGGACTCGGCGGCTGGACGTGGACTGCGCCCAGCAACCGCGCATGGCAACCCGCGCTGACCAACCCCATCTGGATCGCTGTGAATATGCTGCTCCGTGCGCGCGGCATCCGGATGGGCGCAACCGCCACCACGCAGCAACTGGACTACGCCGAGACGCTGTTCGATGTCGATGCGAGCGTAGCGGCGGCGGCGATCTGCGACGAGCAAGTTTCAAAGCTGGTGGGCACGGGCACCGAGACCCAGTTCAAGTTCCGCGGCGTGCTCCAGGAAGAGAAACCCCTTCGCGACTGGCTCCAGGAAGTGCTCATGAACTGCCTGGGCTACTACACCTTCGCGAACGGCAAGCTCAAGCTCGGCGTGCGCGTGAACTCCTCGGCGGTGGAGGCGTTCACCGAGGGCAACATTCTATTCCGCAGCCTCCAGCTCGCGCCTCTGAAACCCTCGTTCAACCACCTGACGGCCAACTTCGCCGACGAGGATTTCGAGTTCGTCGCCAACTCGATCTCGCTCTACGACATCGACCATGCATCGCTCCTCGGCGGCGCGGGCGGGCCGCTGTTTCTGAAGTCCACCGTCAACCTGTCCGGCACGGCGTCGAAGTCGCAAGCAGCGCGGGTCATCACGGTTCGCTTGCGCGAAGAGCTCGGAGGCATCACACCGGCCGAATGGAAAGCAGCGCGGCAGCTCGCCTTCAAGACCACCGTGCTGGCTCTCAACACCGAGCCCGGCATGGTCTGCTCGCTCACCCATCCCGACATGCCCGGCGGCGCGGGCGAGTTCCGTGTCACCGGTTGGCGGCTCAACCGCGACTACTCGATCGACATCCAGGGCCGCACGGTGACGGATTCGATGTACGACCTCGTTTCCGGCCCCAAGCCCGCCGACGTCGTGCCCGAGCCGCCCGCAGAGGAAGTGCTCATCGATACCGGTGTGCCCGGCGTGCTCACCGGCACGCCGCGTCTTGGCGACTACGGGACCTTCGCCATCGACGACATGTCGGTTGAACCCGATGCCTCCGGCAATGCCAATATCGTCGGAGCGCACGAGATCACGCTGGCGCTCTACTACGTCGATGAGTTGACGACGGACCTCTGGGCCTCGATCGACGAGCCGCTCGACCGTGCCGCGGATCCGGCCACCGTCATCTGCGCCGTGAACCCGGATACCGAGCGCGTCTTCCGCGTCGGCGACTTCGTGGTCTTCAATGACGAATCCGCCGATCCGGACAATCCGGGCCGCCGCTCGTATGAGTGCGCCCAGATCATCGGCCCCGGCGCCGAAGGCGAAGTCGTGCCGTCGGGGACCTTCGTCCTCCAGCGCGCCTACCCGGGCGTGCCCGAGGGCCAAGCCACCTTCGGCACCCTGCGCTGCGCGCATTTGGCCGGCATTCGTTTCTACAAGCTCGACAAGAAAACCTTCACCTTCAGCGTCCGCA